TTGCATCTTACAGTAATCATTTTTCATAAACCTCTTAGAGGGAATGCTTGCTGACGGGATCGAACCGCCGACCGCCTCCGTGTAAAGGAGATGCTCTACCGCTGAGCTAAGCAAGCAAGACACTACAGTTATCCGTATGCTATGTGGGCACCACACCCAGTATACTGACAGTTTGTAGTGGAGCAAAGAGAGTAACCAACTCTCAAGATCACAGTGTGGTTAGCACCGTCGCGGGCGAGCTCATTCCCCGTCTTACTCCTCCACCTGGACTCGAACCAGGGACAGGGTGATTAACAGTCACCTGCTCTACCAACTGAGCTATAGAGGATTATCTTTTTGTTCCTTCTTTAGTTTGAAATACAGTTTATAATACCTATCACACATTTCTCTAAGAATTTTATGGTCTTCGGTAAAACCAAGATTCTTAGTATGTGTACAGGATCCTTCCATTTCACTAATGAGTAGAAGAATTTCAACTGGTTTCATGTTCCTAAATCAGGAAAGCGAGTGACGGGGATCGAACCCGTGACAAGAGCTTGGAAGGCTCGCATGTTACCGCTACACCACACTCGCAAGGCGACTCGCGAAGGACTCGAACCTTCGACCGACTGCTTAGAAGGCAGTTGCTCTATCCATCTGAGCTAGCGAGTCAAATAAATTAACCGCGTTCCATGCCGTCGTTCATGTAATCAACAAAGTCATTGTACTCGTCTTCTTTGATTTCGTCAAGACTTACGATTTCAAGATCCTCTTTTTCTGGATTAAACCATTCACGATACTCTTCTATGAGTGCGAACCGATCTGCAATATCATCAAAATCATCTTTTGAGTCTACTTGCTCAACCGCCCATTCACGAATGTGATTAACAATGTCAACTGTCTCCTTCATAGTAGTCTTTTCGGAAATACCTGTTGAGGATGTTTCCATTGTAGTATCTTGGGATGCCGCTGTCAAGGGCCTCGGTGAGTACCCCGTTGACGAAGAGTTGTCTTGTTTCTTCAAAGTTTGTTTTGCCAGATGTTTTATGTACTGACAGGATAGTGCGACTAAAATTCTGTCGCCCCAATTGTTCAATGTCTTCTTTAAGTTCTGGACAAGACCCATAGTAGTTCTTCCAATCAGATTCGGATTTTACTTTTCGTTTTTTGCCTTTTGGAGTTCGGAACTTCCAAAAGTATTTTCTACCGATGTACTGGCGATTGTTTGTGAGATTTGTAATGAGATAGACAAAACCGAAGTTATCGTCAATATCCTTAGATAGAAAAGGGGTTCCCTCAAAATACCAGGGGTTTTCATAATCAACTTCGATACTCATCCAAGATGTCTAATACCTTATTGAGGTATTTATCAGCAAGATCTTTATACATTACAGGTTCTGGTTCATGAAGGAGTTCATTCTTCAACTTCAAGACTCTAACCTTGATCTCATCTTTGGTCAACATATTTCTAGGCACAATAGGGAGGAGAATCATTCCTCCCTATTTAAGCAACAATCAAAGTTTAAAACCACTAAATGTGTCCTTTTTCACATCTTGCTTGATGCCACCAACAACATAAGACTCTACTTCCGTTTCCTGTGGTGCTACCTGAAGACCCTTAGAAGAGATCCAATGCTGTGTCCAGGGCAGAGGGTTGTTGCTTGCTGCAATATCGTACTGTGGTTTCAGACCAATCGCTTTCAAACGACGATTAGCAATCCACTCAACATATTGCTGCAACAGTTTATCGTTCAGACCAATCATAGATCCATCTCTGAACAGGTAGTCTGCCCAACGCTTCTCCTCATTAACCGCATTATCAAATGCTTTGAGGGTCCACTCTTCCTCTTCCTTCATGATCTGCTTCATCTCAGGATCATCACCTTGCTTCCACTTATTCAAAATGTTCTGAGTGATTGCGAGGTGTTGGTTCTCATCCCTGGCAATAAGGGAGATAATTTTTGCAGAACCTTCCATGAGTTTAAGTTCACCAAAAGCAAAGCTGCAAGCAAAAGAAACATAAAACCGTATTCCTTCCAAGATGTTGACATTTGCAACTGCCCTATAAAGTTTTCTCTTGACCTCACGACGATCATACTGGCCAGCGATGTGACCCTCTGTAGCGAGTTCCCACATGCTGCCGCCATCATATTGATGAGCACTCTGGATAAAGTCATCATATCCTTGTGTGACGCTGCTAGCACGCTCTAGGATGCGTTCATCAGTAACAATCTTATCAAAGACTTCGGAGGGGTCGCTATAGACGTTCTTGATGATGTAAGTGTAGGAGCGACTATGGATCATTTCCATGAACCCCCAGACCTCCATACACGCCTCTAGTTCAGGTAGGCTGCAGTAAGGAATAAAAGCCATCCCAGGACCACGCCCTTGAATGGAGTCAAGCATAATCTGGTACTTGAGGTTAGAGGTATAGATATGCTTTTGTTCTGGACGAAGTGTTTGATAATCCCCACGGTCTTTCTGTAGTGAAACTTCTTCTGGTCTCCAGAAGTAACCCAGTTGTTGAGTTGTTAGTTTATCAAAGACTGGGTATTTGTATGAGTCGTATCTCTGGACTCCCAGAGGTTTACCGAAGAACATCGGTTGTTTTTTAGTATTAACTTGTTCAGTGTTAAAGACTGTCATGCCTTTAACATTAGTTTTCACATCTTCCACTGATGACACCTTAAACTGCACAGGATTCACACTCTCCCTCCTCGGCTTGTTCTAATTCGTTTAACAGATTATTTAAATCAGACTTCTCTTCCTCAATCTCATCACTCTTGAGATCATTTGTATTTTGATAGTAAGAAGTCTTCCAACCATACTTATATGTAGTCAGCAGATCATTTGCCATCACGGAAACAGGAACTTCGTTATCATCAAAATGCTCTGGATTATACGACCAGTTACCAGATATGGCCTGATCAAAGAATTTTTGCATCACTGCCACCACATTTATGTAACCTGCATTATCAGGCATGTCCCACAACAGTGTGTAGTTATTTTTCAAAGTGGTGTAGGAGGGAACAACCTGCTTAAGAGGCCCTTTCTTCGATTTTTTAATGGACAAAAATCCACGCGGTGGTTCGATTCCGTTAGTGGCGTTTGACACAACGGAACTACTCTCTGAAGGCATTTGTGCGGACAGTGTTGAGTGCCGTAAACCGAATTGATTGATAGATGCTCTAAGAGACTCCCAATCATGCTGATACTCCTGAGTTGTGATCTCATCTACGTCCTTCTTGTATGTATCAATAGGAAGAATACCATCAGCATACTTAGTGCGTCCAAAGTTACTGCAATGTCCTTTCTCTTGAGCAAGTTGATTTGATGCTTTCAGCAGATAATATTGAAAAGACTCAGAAAGTCCATGAACCGCGTCCCATGCCTCTTGAGACTCATATTTAAATCCAAGTTTAGCAAGGTAGTGTGCTAGACCAATAAAACCGATTCCAAGGGATCTACGTGCCTTTGTAGCGACCTCTGCTGCCTTAACTGGATACTCTTGATAGTCAATTAATTCATCAAGGGAACGAACAGAAAGATCACAAAGATCTTCTAACTCTTCATCAGACTTAACCTTACCAACATTAACTGCAGACAAAATACAAAGAGCAATCTCACCAAACTCATCATCAATATGCTGAAGAGGATAGGTTGGGAGAGTGATCTCCTGGCACAAATTACTCATCTCTACTTTATCTTTAAAAGAAGAGTGAGTGTTACAGTGGTCAAGATTCATAATATAGATACGACCCGTCTCTGCTCTCTCTTTTAAAAGATCAAGGATCAGTTTTTGTGCCCCGATAGTCTTTCTAGGAATAGACTCATCTCGTTCATAACTAACATATAAATCGTCAAACCTATCAGTGCCAAAAGCATCATAGAGACCTGGCGTGTCATGCGGTGAGAATAAGCTAATCTCCGCATCCTGGATGAAACGTTCGTAGAAAATCTTTGAAAGTTGAATAGAGTAGTCAAGTTTTCTTACTCGGTTGTCTTCGGTTCCTTTGTTGTTTTTGAGAACGAGGATGTCTTCGATTTCTTGGTGCCAGATTGGAAAGTGGACCGTAGCTGATCCGCCTCGGATGCCATTTTGAGTGCAGCATCGGACAGTTGATTCAAATTTTTTGAGAAACGGAACAACGCCAGTGTGCTGTACTTCTCCGCCTCGGATCTTACTGTTGATGCCACGGATTCGACCCGCGTTGATACCGATTCCCGCTCTTTGTGCAACATATCTGCCGATAGCCATATCAGAACTAAAGATGCTATCGAGGGTGTCATCAACATCAACAAGAACACAGCTAGCAAATTGTCGAAGTGGAGTTCGCACTCCTGCCATGATAGGTGTGGGAATGTTGAGTCTGTGTCTGGAGATTGCGTCATAGTACCTCTTGACGTAAGACATCCTAGTGTTTTTAGGATATTCTTGAAAGATGGTAAGAGCAATCATCATATACATGAACTGTGGGGTCTCATAGACTCCGCCAGTGCTCCTATCCTGTACTAGGTATTTATCCGCAACTTGTCTCAAACCAGCGTAGGTAAACAAGAAATCTCGTTGATGATCAATATATCCGTTCGCTTTTTCAATCTCTTCCTTTGAATACTTAATAAAGATCTCTTTATCATACACATCAATATTTGTACAACTAATAATGTGTTCCTCCAAATGAGGAAGTTCTCTCATCTTACCATACAGTTGTTTACGCAACGCAAAGAGAAGCAATCGTGCTGCTACAAACTGATAGTTAGGATGATCAAGATCAATCAGGTCACTTGCTGCCTTAATCAAGATCTCCTGGATTTCTGCAGTAGTAATGCCATCATAAAATTGAATACCCGACTTCATCTCAACTTGACTTGCAGAGACCCCTGCAAGTCCCTTGGTTGCCTCATCAACCATCAAATGCATCTTATCTAAGTCAAGAGACTCAATTCTCCCATCTCTCTTTTGAACCTTAATACCGTTACTCATATTTTCTTCCAGGTGTTAAATTTAAGTTTTGCTTCTAGTCCAGAGTATGTGTTTGATTCTATCACGGACTGCACATCCAGTCCAGACATCACCATGTCATTTATGTCTTTGTCATCAATACCATTTGGCCAAATGACTACAGAGTGATTTGCATCAATTGTCTTGGCGATACGGTTGGTGATTTCTCGATTGCGTGGTTCGTTATCATAGATCCACACAGGATTACTAATCCCCCAACGACCAACATCAGCGTCAGCTCCGCACATAGCAATCGCGTTGCGAATGAACGTGCTGTCGAATGGTCCTTCTGTAACGTAGACTGGAGCATCTCTTCTGATGTTATCCAGTCCGTAGATTTTTGGTGCGTCATCATCAAGCATCACGGTAATGTATTTAACAGGGCTAGAATCTATACATCTTCCCTGGAATCCA